TGTAGTCGAAAACCATTTTATTAGTAATTCCTTGTAGACTTCCGTCCATATCTATATCGATAGCTTCGCCGCTACAATGCTGACTAGTTGCGGAACCTCCGATACATTTATTTAACTCCTTGGACCTATAACCGCTCGAAATATGTATAGGGCAACGGAAATTAACTCGAATAGGCTCGAAGACCTTTTCGGCTAGTAACTTAAAGTTCTCGATATGTTCGGGAGTTGGCATATTGCTAATCCCTTGTCTCTTTGCTGACTCGCTACGGATTAACTCCGCTAGTTCTAAGTGTTCGCTTAACTTCATATTATAAGTTTTTGTTTCCTTTTATATTCTCGTAAAGACTCTTAAAGAACGCCGCAAATACAATAGCTACGAAACTATGATAGATCGTATCGCTTACTATTAGGTCCTTTTGGAATAGTCCGGTTCCTATATCGGAGACCGCAAAGACGCACATCATTATAAAAGCCCCTACTCCGATCGCTATACCTCCGTTTAATGGAGACTTATCGCTTAATAAATGCCAAATAAAATTCTTTATCATTTCTTTTTGCGTTTAATTGTTTTCTTAATTTGTTTCTCGTTATTATTTCTTACCTCTACTATTAAATACATTATCGTAAGACAAAGTAAATAAATATAAATACTTAATAAGTTACTTTCAATTTCTAGCTTCTTTTTAGCCTTATCAGTAATAGAGTTTCTTAACTCTTCTATATTAGTATAAATGTTAGTCTTATAGCCTAAATACTCCTTACTAAAAAAGGCCGTAGAGTTTAAACTGTCAAAGGCCGGCTCTTCTATATTCTTGGCTAATTGGTTACTAATTTCTAGGCCCTTATTGTAAAATACTTGCGCTTCTTGATCTAAGCTAAAAACCTTTTGTTTTCTCCTTTGTAAGTGTTTGTTAAATGTATCTAGGAAGCTAGAATCTTTTGTACTTGTATAGGCTATCGCGTAGTAAGTTAAAGAGTCAGTAGAAGACCTAAGATAGTAGGCTATTTTCTTACCTTCGTCTAGTTTGTTTTGGGCTATTTCTATTTCCTTTAAAGCGGACATAGATAGAATAACGCACGCTACCGAGACTAGAACGATTACATAATATTTAATTACTTGTAAGTTCATTTCTTAACCTTTTTTCTCGCCTTTTTTACTATTGGTTTTTTAGGGGCCGGCTTATCCTTTAATACCTTGGATAGCATTAACTCGACTCCTTTAAGTCCTAGGAACCCTAATAAAAAAGCTATTGAAAATTGATAATTAACCTTTGTAACGCTGAATAAATCGGAGGCCACCGGAGTAAGATAATTAGCCGAGGCCACCCCCGCAAATATTGAAGTAATAGATTTGCGAAGGTCCATTTTAGTATCTTTGCCTATCATAAGAATAGATCCAAATAGGCCCGCTACGCTCATTCCTATATTTATACCTAAATTTTGTAAGACCTCTCTCATTAATATATTTTTTTAGAATACCCTATCGTTACTACGTTAGTCGAGTACCCTAAAGAAAATATGTCTTTTTTCGGCGTTTTATAGTTTAACCCCAATCCTAGACCTAGTTTCCCGTCTCTTCTATCGTAGGAAGTAAAGCCGCCTATATAAAGCGCGCCTTTCTCCTTAGTAAAGATATAATTATTTCTAATTATAGTTTTTTCGGCTAGTAGGGCTTCGAAGCCCCTAGATTGGATTTTATTGCGGGAAATTGTATCGTTAATAACGAATCTATTTGAGTCCTTAAATATCGTATCGGAATAGGCCTTTACTTCGGCGTAATCCTTAAGGATAAAGGTCGTATCGTGGACCTCGTCTATTAGGTAGGCGGTATCTAAAACCTTGTAAGGTATGTCCTTCCCTTTCTTTGTGATCTTAAAAGTATCGTATTTGTAAAGAGTGTCTATTTCGGTTCTAGTTGTCGTAAAATCAGTAGGGCGACTAAATAATAGCCACCCTACTACTAAAATCAATACTACTATGAACAAATTTTTCATTCTATAACTCTTCGTCGGCTTCCTCTTCGTCAAAGGTTACACCGGTTACCCAATCTTTTAGGAAGTGAAACTCCTCTAATCCTTTAGGATTTAATACCTCAATAGGAGTAAAGTCGAACTCGCTTTCATTAAGTTTCTTAACGTCTTCTCTTAATTTTTTAAGGCCTTCTTTAGTAAACTTATATTCTCCTTTGTCGTCTACTGTTAAAACGCCCTTATCGTCCGTAGCGGCGTTATCTAGTCTAAGTTCCTCGACTTTGTTTACATAAGTTTCTTGATAAGGTTTTAATTTCTCGCCAAACTTAAATAGTTTCTTTTGGACCTTAGTTTCTTGTTTGCCAATTACTTGGTTAATTTGAGCAATTACTTGCCCGATTTTCTCGTACTTCATAAGTTAATTATTTTTTACAAATATATTAAATATTTGCAGTTTCTACAATAGGGGGAATATAATCGCCTATTATAGTTAAATTAAGTTGCGCGGCTACCCAATCCCAAGCGTAAGAATCTACGGTCCAATCTTGATAAGCCTCGCCCTCCATAGTTAAATAGCCTTGCGCTACTGTATTCATACTTGAATCAAATATCGCATAAAAAAAGGTCGCATTTAGTCCAAGTATTACGCTACTAGCGTAAGATTGTAAAATTGTGCCAATTACTGACTGTCCGTTATTCCAAGTTATTATAGATTCTATTTCCTTCATTTTTATTTAATTTATTAATTGTTTAAGTTTATTTATTTGCTCTTGTTGCTCTTGAATAGCTTTTATTAACATTGGTACAAATACGGAATATTTAACCGATTTTGTTTTTTCTCCATTCTCTATATTTTCTCCATTTTTATCTTTTATTGTATCGTTACTTTCTTCAATCATTGAAGGGAATATTTCTTCTAATTCTTGGGCAATTACTCCAATTTGCTTTATATCACTACCTTTTAGATTAAAATTTCTAATCTTAACTTTTAATAAATCATCAAGTTTAGGCGTAGCGTCTACGATATTTTCTTTTAATTTAATATCGGAATAAGCACCGTAACTATTATTTACATTAGCAACGTTTCCATTTCCATAAACAACCATTAATACACCGACCGAGTCAGTATCGCAAAATAAGTAATAACTAGAAGTATTATTTGTATTTGAACCTCCTAGTTGCCAAGTTGCGATTCTAGTACCGCTTGTATTACTTGTATTATGAAAAAAGGTAGTACTACCGGAAGTTGAAGCCTCAACCGATAATGGCCTACTTGTTGGCGTTCCAATACTAAAATTTCCCCCACTACTAATAAATACTCTCGCAGCACCACTACACCCAAAACCAAAATCATTCCCATTAGGAGAATATATATATGGGCTAGTTGACGCGGGATTACTTGTACCGTAACAATTTAATGATTCTGCTCTTACTTGACCGGCTACTTCAAGTTTTTGAGAAGGAGTACAATTTATACCTACATTACCTAACCCATTAATTATAAAATCATTTTCAGTAGTTCTTGCAGATATTGAAAAATAAGCATTTGTTGACGACGCCGGATAATACGATATTTTACCGTCCGATAAAGCATTATCACTAAATAGTATTTGCGCTCTATTATTATTTACTCCTCCGCTACTTACTCTTAATTGAGAATTTGAACTATACGCCGTTCCATTTGCAGAATCTACTTGTAATTTAGAACCTCCATTAATAGTTGAAGTTCCAATACCAATACTTTTAGTAGAAGTTATAGTTATCGCTCTATTGCTACTAGAGTATATATCGCCCGCACCTATGTAAAAATTACCCGAAGCGTCGTTAGTAGTACCCATTGAAAAATCGACACCACTACCCGCCCACGCGGTACCGTTTGTTATAACTACGCCGGTAGTAAACATTAAAGTAGCTTGATTTCCGGTAGTTCCTCTATTTACAAAGGATCTTGCAGTACCTCCTCCGTATGTAGAATCTACCCAAAATTCGCTATTCGTTCCTTTAACTAGTAATTGAGTAGGATTGCCCGTACTTTGTATATAAAGATTTCCGGTTAAAGTTCCTCCCGATAAAGGAAGATAAGAACCCGAATAATTAGGAATATTTAAAGTATTGGAAACAAAAGTAGACGCCCCACTTGTACCGGTCGTAGTTAATGTAATAGCACTTTGATAAGAAGTAGAGTCTACGCTTCCGTCCGCCTTAAGAAATTGATTAGAACCTCCACCACTTTTTACAAAAGATGAACCGTAAATACTTCCGGAATTAGTTATATAAGCAACCAACGCCCCCGAATTATTAAAATCGGCGATCCTAAACGTTCCCGCATTACTTACTACTAAAGAAGATTGAGTATTTGACGTTTGAGAAGCACTTAAAGTAACACCTAATATGTTACCCGCCGATAATGCACGAGTCCCTAAATTAACGTCGGTTGTAGCACCCGTATAAGGTACACCACCTAAACCCGCTAAGGTTTGATCGCCCGTATTTGTACCACTTAAATTTGATGCAGATATTGTTCCACTAAAAAAAGCCCCATTATTACTTTTATTTATATAAAATGCTTGCGTTGAAGTTCCTCTATTATAAAGAGCGAAATTTTGAGTTGCGTCTCCTACTTGCGTACCCAAATCCCAATCGCTCGCACCATTATTTAGAAAATATAATTGTGCATTACCATTTGTTCTATTAAGAGTTAAAGCACCATTACTTAATGTTAAATTTGAACTAAATGTAGCATTTCCGGTTTTTAAAATTGTTAAAACTGCGGAAGGGGTAGTATTTCCGGATTGAGTTTTAAATATAAAAGCATTTCCCGTTGTACTTGTTGAACCTCCATTAATAACAAAAGTCATACTATCACTTACTTCGGTATCGGGTGAATTTTGAATAATTCTTGTTCCACTCGAATAGTCAAATTGTGAATAATATCCTACTGTATTAGTTGCAAACGTTTGTCCGATAATAGTACTTGAAAAATTTGCACTTGTTCCTAATAATGGCCCCGTAAGAGTGCCTCCCGTTAAAGGTAAATAACCGCTTAATGCCGAACCGTAGTTAGGTATATTTAAAGTATTAGAACTAAATGTCGCGGCTCCACTTGTCCCCGTTGTAGTTAAAGTTATCGCTCCTTGCTTAGCGTTCCAAGTTGCCGCGCTTGCTATATATGCGTCTGCTATTGCCGTTCCTTGCCAAGTTCCAATAGTAACTACTCCCGTAGCTAATATTTTAAATCGTTCTACAAACGTTCCGATTTCAGTATTACCAAAAACAAAATAATCATTTGTCAAATTATTATCGGAAACGCTGAACCTCATTATTCCGGTATCGCTAGTAGACTCTTCGTGCTGAATATAAGCCGGATCGTTAGTTCCCGCCGGAAATGTTATAGTAGAAATTCCCGAAGACTTAGAAACAGTTATACCCGTAGCCGTTAAGGAATAAATACCTAAAGTTACTGCGCCCGTCGCTCCGCTATAAGGTACTTTACCGTCTAAAGTAGTTTGAGTAGGAATAACATATCCCGCAGTTAAAGTAACCGCCAAAGTTCCCGAACTTGTAATAGGGCTTCCCGATACACTTAAGCCCGTAGGTACTGACATAGCTACGCTTGTTACGGTTCCTAAAGGATTAGCCGCCCAAGACAAACTAGATCCGTCCGTAGTTAAAAACTTGCCGCTATTTCCCGTTTGAGTAGGAAACGCCGCCACCCAAGTATAAGCGTCGTCCCAATTTGATTGCTTAACATTTGTAGGCAAAGAATATCCACTAGCAAAAGATAAAGCTAAAGTACCGCTAGAAGTAACCGGAGAACCGGAAACACTAAAGCCCGTTGGGGCCGACAAACCTACGCTCGTAACCGTTCCGACGTATTGGTCTACATAGTTAGGAATATTTAATACCCCCGTAGTATTATTATAAGTAGATGCTCCGGTAGATCCCGTAGTCGTAAGACTAATCGCAGTTCTTGCCCTTGCGTTAGTAAAATATAAGTTAGTAGTCCCTTCGGTTACTTGATCGCTATTATAATCGCCGCTAGTTGCTACTACTGCGCCGGTCCTCCCAAATACGGAAGTTACCGGATAAGAAATATCGCTAGTTAAAGCTAGAGTTCCCGTTCCGTTTGGTAAAGTAACCGTCCTATTAACTGATAAAGTCGGAGACTGTAATACTAAAGTATAACCCGAATTTGAATAGGTTAAATTAGTATCGGATAAAATAGGACCTCCGGTAAAAGTAGTAGTACCCGTTATAGTTTTACTTCCCGCTATTGTCTGCGTTCCGGTAGTAATTAAACCCCTAGCAGTAGCCGAAGCCGAAGGAATATTAAAAGTATGCGTAGCAACGCTAGAAACGATATTAAAATCGCTTCCGCTCGTTCCGGTCCCAAAGTATTGTACTTGGGCCGTTAATCCGTTTAAAGCCGTTAGTCCCGTACTAAAAGTCGTTATAACTTGGCATAAGTGCGAATCTTGCGTATGTATTGTCGTAGTCTTACCTCCGCTATTGTCTGCGTAAAGTTTTATCGCTAATCTATCCGTAACCGTTAAAGAAGTCTGCGGAACTGCCGTCGCAAAAGAATATAAATTAAGATTAACTCCGTCGTATAAAATTTCGTGCGAACTAGTAGCAATTAAAGTAAAAGTAGTACCGTCGTATTTATATAATTCCGCGTAAAGTTCCGGAGTACCTCCGTTAGAACTCATAGAAGCGTAAATTTCAAAGTCCCAATTCCCCGCCGGTATTTGTAATAAGTTAGGATCGTTTGCGTCCGTTAAAAACGCTACTATAAATCCGTCTCCCGTTTTATTAAAGTCTACTCCCGTTCCCGTATCGGCCGTCTTACTCATTTCGTAATAAGTAGTACCCCCTATTGTACCTTGGCTAGTTCCTCCATTAAAATAGTAAGAAACCGAAGATCCTCCTCCTCCGCTAGTAGGGAAGTCGGCTAAAGTGCCGTCTCCTCTAATATATTGAGAAGGATAACCTAAAGCGGTTACTCCTATCGTTCCATTGGCCGTTAGGGGGCTATTAGAGACGCCAAAAGCCGCCGGCATAGTCAAACCTATGCTTGTAATTAAAGTCGGGAATGTAGTCAAATTTCCCGCTCCATTTATGTATTGAGTATTATCGCCACTAAAACCTAGATTAATCGTTCCGCTTGTAGTTACGGGAGAACCGGTAATCGTTAAAGCGTTTCCGTCTCTAGATACACCTACCGAAGTTACTGTCCCCGTCGCTCCCGACGATCTAGCCCAAACTGTCCCCGTATAAACTGCGTAATCGCCAACGGCAAAAGCAATCGGACCGGCCCCGAAGTTTACAGTTCCGGCAACGTTACATAACCAAACGTCCCCCGCGTTACCCGTTCCGTTAACCAAAGTAGGCGTATTAGTAGCGGCGTCCCAAACTCCTTTAAATTCCATAACCGAATTAGGTAACTGATTTACTAGAATTTTACCGTTCTCGTCAAGCCTAGGAACCCCGTTAGCGACGTTAAAGGCTACGGACGATAATATCCCGTCGGTTCCTATAATAACGTCGTCTAAGTCTCTTAATTTGGCTCCGCTTGTTATAACTATTTGGTTACTCATTTTACTTTTTTTATCTAATTAAACAAACCTCTAACAAATTCCCCAC